ACCAGTATTTCAACTGGTAGGACAAATGGTGTTTGTTTGTGAGATTGATGCGCGTACATTGTTCTGAGGGGGTTGATTTTACACTTGTGGCTCCTCATCGGGTACGACCGAATGAACCTAGTAACCTGTTTCCAGGATATTGGAAATTTAAAATGAGGCTTGTACCCTCGCGAGTGTGGCTAAAACATCATCGGAAAGAGGGTTTTGCTCCTTAACGAACTTAACGAGCATGTCGGTGACAGCGGCAGTAGCGTCAATGACGAACGGTTGCCAGCCATAACGACCAGAATCAAGTGAACTACGAATGAGATGGCCCATCGCAACTTTTGACAAAGTTCCGAGTGCCTTCTCAAAGAGTTCAGTGTAGAAGTAGTTGGGTCCGACGGTGACTGCTGATATTGACTGATTAGCAGATGCAGCACCATCCGTTGACGCAATGGTGATATTGTAATCTGCACCTTCGGATCCGACTGTGTAAATGGGGAGATTATCTCTGAAGCCGGCGCCAACGTCGGCTGTATTGGGAAGTCGTGCGTAAACGTTGCCGCCAACAGAGATCGGTTCTCCGACACGAGCGCCAATCAATTCAGACGGCAGCACTGCATACCTAGCAGTGACGCCGTCTTCAATGACTGCCCCGTTAACTTCAGGATTTTTGGTTGACTGTATTTGTGGTGTGAACAAGTCAAGATCAACTTCAAGGAATAGGTTGCCAACTTCTGAGGCCACATTACAATTGTACATAATGACTCCAACATCCAGATTTCTCTGGTTACTATGAGGGTCATCACTTACATACTTTTGTGTCATCTGGAAGTTAGCCATGGCCATTACATCCATTTTGCGTGGAACATAAACTTGTCCAGTTGATGCGCCTTTGTAAGACAAAAGCTCGCTTCGGTTGTGCGGGTTTAGATCAGTTACATCCCAATCTATTGCTAGGTCAACGTAACCTGCAGTGGTTGCAGGCACGTCAGGCAAGTACATGAGATGTATTGATCTAAATTTGTAGGTTTCATAGAGCATGGCAAGCCTGCTTAACCATCCAAATTGAGGATTTCCGGGGTTGAGAATGATTCGTTGTATTTCAAATGTAGCCGTTCCGGTGATCGCTCCAATAGGTATCGTTCGATGCACCCTGATACGATCAGTATCACGATTAAGGAACACACTGCTAGGAGCAAACGGAACAGGGTTTCTTTGTACAATGTTTGTAGTGTTGAGCCTAATTCTTTTGCTGATTTTGGCACGTGCTTTTCCATTTTTATTGTTTTTCTTAGTTTTAACCATTCTGTGAATGTGGTGAAAATTTTTATTGACGATTATCAATTTCCTGTGTGGTGAAAATTTTTAGATTTTTCTTAATTTTTCACTGGGGTGGCGCGCAGACCCCATTTACACACGCGCCAAGTGTGTTTGTGAGCGCTCAGTTAGCACCAGCTGCACGCCCTCCTTGTGCTGATGACCCCGCGTTTTGCCCGTGGGGATTAACTGTTGATATGCTTGTTTTATTCTTTTCTTGTGAGCGCTTGATGGCTCGCCTGCCTTTAGAATTGTTGGTGGGGTTCGAGCTTGGTCCCGACTTGTGCCTCTCACCCTCCAGCAAATGTGGAATAAGGAAATCCATGATCGTTCTCCGTAATGCTTGTGGCTCGATGACAGGTTGAGAAGATGATGGTGAAGCATTTAATACTTTGGTAGGCGGTGATACAGGTGGTTGTGTGATGGTGGTATTTCCGTTGAGAGTACTTGTTTCGTGTGGTGGTTGCGCTGGTGGTTCAGGTGCGGGATAGCTGGGTACATCGGGAAGAGTTTTCATCTTTACATCAACTCCTTCACTACCCACTAATTCCCCGTCGATTATCACAGGGTTCTTTGATTGTGGTCCAGGTGTGTGCTTGATAATAAGTTGAGGTGGAACAGTCACATTGTAGACTCTAGGGTTCCAGTCATTTATTTCCGGGCTGAGATCAAACTTGTCCCGGGCGCATTGATATGAAACTATTTCTTCGGCACAATCCCTGAAGCATGAGTACTGATGCTCCTCGATTGTATCGCGTCCATAAGCATCACTTGGCAACGTGGTTGCACGTGTGATCGAATGGACTTTTTCAGCCCACACACCCAGGCCAGGTGTGTTTCGATCACTGAGGTAATATGCAAACGCCTTCTCTCCATATCTTATTGCCTTTTGCTTTGCAGTGAGGTTAGTGTTGACAGCTAAATGTAGCTTGGCACAAGCGCGACACAATGTTGCAGTGTTGCACACATGCCCAGCCCACACTTGAGAGCAGTATATTCTTGACAAGAATTCTACTCCTGTCTCGCCACTAACAACGACCTCGCATTTAAGCTTTAGGCCGAAACTAGCGGCAAGATTTTCATAATCCAACTTTTCAGCGGGATTTGAAATAACCGTCAACCCATCATCTCCACCATATACGCCTAATGCCCACCATGCATCTAGTGGGCATAATTCTTGATTGCGCAAATGGCAGAACGCAATAAATGCGTTCATGATGCTATTTAAGCAAGCGGTTTCAGGTGATCCTGATAATCGATTGCTAAAATTTTTGACTTTCTTAGTCCCTAACCTCATAGGCTGCTTTGATTGGAGAGCATGCCAAGGGATGGCGTCCGGATTAAACCTTTGCCAAACCATCTTTTCAAGGGCACGAATAGCGGGTGATACCGTGCCATCCCATCTACTGTAGTCGGTTTTAACTACATATTGGGCAGTTGAAGCAATATTGCTTACCCGCTCGGCAATTTCTGATGGTTGCTTTCCAAAGGCATACCAATTAAATTGCTTAAGCATTTTGTTTAATCCCATACACATCGTGGAGTAGATGGCCTTTAACTCTGGTGTCATCGAGACAATGAGTCGTGGGTCAACTACTTTTGGGGACGCTTCAACTTTTGCCTGCCCAGAGGTGCAAATACTGGTTACTAAACCTTGCAACCATGTGTACAATATGTTCCTCTGGGTTGGTTTAGGCTGTGCTTCCAACAACTCTTGATAAGTAGCCTCTTGGTACTCATATTTCGGCATGAAACTAAGAAATTCATGCATGTACTCGGTCATCCATGGCTCGAGTGGCGTGTCGGAGAGCATATCCTTAACTCGGAATTTGTAAGCTGCTTCTAAGTTCCCTTGAGTTTTAAAAGGAAAATAGGCCTCAGTTAGCGGCTCAGCGATCTGCTGCATAGTTGTAGGTGGATTTGGTGTTTGTTCAAATGATGCACTTTCAAACCCGCCGTATTGTACGGCGTTGAAACTGGCGTTAGGGCGCTCAGGTACATCTCCACCTTCTGAGTCAACCACATAGTTTGCTATGAGTGATGCAGAAGAAAAATCAATCTCGCCATTATCAGCGAGAACTCTTCTCACAGTTTCCATTCCGAAGCCTTTGCCCTTGACATTCTTGAATCTATCAAATGCCATTTCTAGTACTTCGGTGCTCACGGTAGCTGAGAAGAATTTGTTAGCGCGAGCTATGGTCGTGTACTGCCCATCTTTCTTGGTCACCGTATATACAGCATACTGGTTCTTACCAACTGTAACTATAGGGTTCATTCTCTGGATCCGTGAGGACGGGAAGAACAACGTGATGAGTAACGTACCTATGATATTGTAAGTACGCACTGGGTTGTAGAGCACTATTTGGTGGCTCTCATCAAGCTGGTTGCGTTCGACTTCATAGAGAACGCAATTAACAGGGACTCCAAACCATGAATTTACCATGAGTTTTGTGTCACCGCTGTGATCCCATAGAGCTTGATGATATACCGCACCACCATTGACCTTGTACTCCAGGACACCGTTGGATAGCCAACGCCACTGAGTTTCACCCACCACTCTGCAGCGCGTTGTGGAACACAAGTGCAAACTAGTGCTGGAACAGCATACTTTGCCATTAAATCTTCGAAGTTATCCATATGATAATCTACGTCAATAAGTGACAAGGCGTGACGTTTTGTGATCACGTCATTACGTGCTGCACACTTAAGGTCCTTAAGCCAATGATAGGCTCTATACGCTGATATCTGCTGGTTCCGACTTTCAGGGGCGCTACACTGGAAGTGATATTCCTTTAAACCAACAGCTTCTATCACAGATGAAATGTACTTTCTTGCCCTACGGCGCATGTCTGCGCTCATGGGATGTGCGTGATTTTCGCGTTCACTCTCTTTAGGAAAGGGAGTGTCGAAGAACGCCCATCGCATGTTGTAAGGTGGCCGAAGCCCAAGCAAGTCCAGTACCTGAGATAGGTATGCACGCCAGTCGTTGGTAACATGAGTAGTTACAATTGCTAAAGCAATAGCAACGATGGCGGATGCAAGTAACAGTAATGTCTTAACAATTGCCTAGTAACCTTCTGAACTTTTTACCCGGTCGGGAGTCATT